CAAGTTCCTCAAAACTACCCATTGTTGCTCCGGTTGTTTCCGTATCAGTGAAAGATATTGAAAATGTTGCATCATTATCTTGAGCGACTTTGGTTGCAAGATATACAACTCCCGCATCGTGCCAGGCTCTAAATACATCACTTATTACATTATCGTTATTCAGAGCATTAACAATAGCAGAAGCAACTTTAGCAGCGTTTGTATGAGTTTCTGAAGCAAGTGGTACTACGACTGCCTGCGGTGAATCAACTCCTAAAAAATCATCTGCAGTAACTTCAATTTCAATTTCTCCGTCCGTTCCTGGAGGGTCAGTAACTTCTATCTTCCCAGTCTGTGCCTGCCCAATAAAAGCAACGTGCATATTTGATATACCAAATGTAACTTTATTTTTAGGCATTAATTTTCACTCCTTATTTTATATTAATTGAAATTCGTAAACAGTTTGGTACATAGCCCCATCATCAATAGGAACAGGGCCAATTTTCATGTAACTAATTTCTAATTCGTCCAGCTTGTCTTCGATTAATTTTTCATCTGCGGTTTCTCTTTCATTATTGTAATACTCTAGCTGATGACCTCTAATTTTTACATAGTTTTTATTGTCAGCTTTTAAGTCATTGTCGTTAGAGGCAACTATAATTGTATAAGGATAGTCTGGCGGATCAGTATAGCTTCCGTATGTGATCGGGAACCCTAAATCTATTATGTGTTGAGCAAATTCTTGATATGTCATTTAACCACCACTCTTTATGATTTTCTCAATATCCTTTTCCATTTTCGGAACAAACTTATCGTACGCCGGCCGGATATGAGGTATCCCCGCAACTCTGCCACCACCAACTTTAGCATGGCCAAATTCTAAAAGGTGAGTTAATGAAGGCTTTTCTTTGTTATAGATAGTTATATTTATATAATTATTTTTTCTGCTTGTTTTTCTGCTCCAACCATCTGCATATTCCCCACTTTTTCTGGGAGAATCCTGCTTAATTTCACGTTTAATTTTTGTAGCTGTTGAGCTAACTTTTTTGTCTACGGCTTTTGAAACATCTTCCGTGTAGTTTTCCACTGCTTTTGACAATTCAACAGCAAGCTGGTCAGTATTAACTACTTTAGACATTTATATCACCACTCTTTTCAGCTTTGATAATGAAAAACTGACCATCATCTTGCAGATAATCAGTGTCTTTTATATCAAATATTTCATCTGTTCTTGCATTAACTATTCTGTAATCAGTAGTATTAATTTCATCTACAAAATTGACATATTTAATCTTCCATTTAACTGTTTTTTCATCACCCAGGGCTTTTGCTTCATAATACTCTGAACCAAACAATTCCATTCTTTGGCCCATTACAGTTTTCCAGTCTACCCAATTTTCAACCTCATTCAAATCATCATCAAGAGTAGTCCCATCTAATTTTTGAATAATTAATTTGTGTCTCCGGACCGCCTGCAAGTCTTTCATTTTTTGTTTTTTAGTTTTCATAAGTTACCACCACAGTATATGCACGGCTATTACCATCTGCTTCAACTGTTATTTTGACTGTATTTTCTCCTGTATTCCAGCTATATTCGGTATCATTTTCAAGAGGTTCTGCATCAACTTCAATTGATATATTAGCTTCTGGTGTTCTGGGCACTGCTTCAATATTGCTAGTTTCATTGGTTGTTTTGGCAGTATAATCTGTTATAGTAGGTTCAAATTCAGGTTCTAAAGTTACATTTTCAATATTGATTTCAGCCAGAGTAGTTATATACTCATTAACTCCTGTTTGTAATTGTAATCTTAATATTTCCCTTTGAAAGTTCTCTTCAAAAAATTCTATAGCATTGTTATAAGCATAACGGCAATATTCAAACAAAAGCTCCCGGGCCAATCCTTCTACTGTAAAATCTAATGTAACTCCGGCAAGTCCTTCCAGTCTACTTTTGCTCCGGTCAATCATATTTTGAATATCACTGTCCTCATCAAGCCATGTGATTCCAAGATAACTCTTTACTTCATTTAACATTTCACCACCCACTTAATTATCAAGGGGCCAACAAAAGCTAGCCCCTTAGGCATTATTTTAATTTACTTATGACTTAGTTACAGTTGCAGTATAGACTTTTGCTTCACTTTCATTTGTGACTGTGATGGTAACAACATTTTCACCAGCTGCCCAATCGTAAGCTGTATCGTTGTCATGGATTGTGCCATCGACAGCAATTGCAATAGTTGCATCATTACTTTCAGCAACAGCTTTGATGTTATTGCTTGCATCAGTTGTAGATGCTGTGTAGTCAGTAGTGCTAGCATCAAAAGAAGGACTCAATGATAAGCTACCCAGAGATAAGGAACTTAATGTAGTATCAACAGCTGGGTTCATATTAGAAATATTGAACAATAAGAAACTTTCATTGTCGATCGGTTTTCCATTTGCATACTGTTTTGTGATATAAGTTCTCTCATCTTCTAAGAACTTATAATGGTCACTATATTCTATCTTCTGGCTGGAACCAATTCCCATAAAGTAATCACGGGCAACACCTGCGATTAATTCTCCCTTATCGACTGCTACAGACTGTATAATTTCTGCAGGAATAGGCAGAACACCATATACATAAGATTTATCAGCAGTAAGGAAAGTAGTTTTAGCAAATATTCTTTCCCAATAGTCCAGTGGATTAACAAGTATTAATGCTTCCGGCACTGCTCTTTCTCCTTCTTTGGTGAGCGGGGCCATAATCTTGTTTCCTAAAGTAATAGGTTCTAAATCTGCAAGCGACTGTGCTGTCTTTTTGGGATATACACCTTCAACAACAGCACCTTCAAGGTCTCTGTTCATACCGATGGGTTCACCGTCACCTGTGCCATCCACAATTGCCATTTCAAGAGCTAATGCAATAGATTCATATAATAATTCTCTTACAAATCTATCTAACCATGCAGGGCCAAGGTCAAGCATTGCTTTAGCGACCGGCATATAAGCGGAAAGCTTGTACAGATCGGTATCTTCCTTCTTGAATGCTGCAGAAAGTTTCTTTAGAATATCATCAGTTAATGCTCCCCACCAAGCTGCCTCTGCTTCACTATTTCTTGTAATCCATTCTGTAACAGCAGTAGTGTTTTTGAAATCAATTTTACTTAATAAAGGATGGTTTTTTCTGAGGTTATCAAATACTCTATCAAAAATAGTGGCTGGCAACATCTTTTCAGTACCTTCAAATCCATCACCATCTATAACTTCGTTATAAAATTCTCTTTCTTCTGCCGTCAGGTCAAACCCGCGTTTTGACATAATTTCTTTATCAAGTTCGCTTAAAATGCCTTCTTTTCTGGCATTTTTGGCTTCTTCTAATATTCTGTTTTCAATACTCTTTGCTAACGCTGTCTGTGCAGCTACAAAAGCTTCACTATTACCTTCTTCAATAGCTTCTTTCATGTCATTTTTAATTTCAAGTTCTTCTTTATTTTTTAAATCTTCATTTTTCACGGCGAATACCTCCTAATTATTTTTAAAAATATTAAAAAGACCAGACTCTTTATTGTCTGGTTTGCTTTTCTTATTCTTTTTAGTTTTATTTTGATATTTTAAGAATAAATTTTCTTTCACACTTCCCTGTGGTTCTTCTTCCTCATCCTCGTCATCCTCAACATCTTCATCTTCCCAAATTTCATCAGCAAGTCCAAAAGTTAGAGCTTCTTTTGCAGTTAACCAGGTTTCCTCAGCTATTAAATCTTTTAGCTCTTCCTCTTCTCCCACAAATTTTTCCATGTAGCTGGCTAAAATAGAATCATCTATTTTTTCAAGATCTTCTGCCATTTTTATCATGTCATCTGCATTACCAATGCACATTCCCCAGGCTTTATGTATCATTTGCATTGAGGACTTAAACATGACTACATGACCAGCTGTAGCAATAAAACTGGCACCAGATCCAGCCAGTCCGTCTATAATTATTTTTACTTCACCTTCATGCTGAACTAACAGGTTTCTAATAGCTATACTTTCAAAAACTTCACCACCTGGAGAATTTACATGAACATCAAGGCTTTTATCTTTTGAAATTCCATTTAATTTATTTTTTACTGCTTTAGCAGAAATATGAGTATCATCATCTTCATTCTCCCATGGGAAAGTTTGTCTGATTCGTCCATAAATAAAAAGTTCTGCAGGACTATCTTCATTTGTCTGATTTTTTACTTCTAATCTAGTTTCGATTTCTGGTAAATTTTCTTTATCCACTGATTCACCTCCTTAATTTAGTCATCTGAATCATATCTTTTTTCTACTTCTTGATAGTTCTTCGTCATCCACCTTGCCTGGCTCCATTCGTTATTAATTGGTTCTTTACCTAATTTTTTCAATGTATCATCAATAGAATAACCACCAATTCTGGTTAACACTTCAAGCGAATTTGCAATATTAGTTATATCAACAGCTTTGATATTACTGGTATCAGCTTTAGTGTATGTATTATTAAGATAATAACTTTTCCCGTATAACTTACGATTAATTTCATCATCTACTGTTTCAGCTATTGGGTTAACGCAAAAGGTTAAGAAGGAATTAATAACTTCTGTCAGGTCCTGGACTTCACTTTTCAATAATTGCGGTGGCACCTGAAATCCCATAGCGACAAAATCAAATATATCATCAATAAAACTCCTTATTTCAGAGTTATCAGCACCTCCTTTTACCCCAATATTGCTCTCTAATTCATCAACTTCTATTCCATTATAGAGAGGAATAACTGCTCCCCCGTCTGCATCAAAGAAATCTTTAAATTTATTTTGAAATAAATCTTTTAGTTTGTTTTGGGCTTCTTCTGTTTCCGGGTAATTAGTTGGTACTTCTACTGTTATTTTCCGGGAATTATTTCTCTTATAATTGTCTTGACTGGCTGCAACAAGTTTTGCATATGATTTGTTTAATCTATCTAAAACTTTTTTGATTTCATCATTGTGTAACTCAAAATGAAATACATCCGGTTCATAGTATTTATTGTTTAAGTCAAAATTATCTATTGTAATATTCTCATACCTATAATCTTTAAAAGCTTTTTTTTCAAGACTGAAAGTATCAGCACAATAAAAATAACCATCCTGCTGGATAACCAGAGCTTCATTATCTCTAATCATTCTACTAATTACATCACGCCAGAATTTAGAAGCTGATTTATTCGGGTTCGGTTCTACGTTTAGCAAGTAATAATTATCTTTTTTGACTTCTTCTCCCTCTTCAAAAGTAATAAATTCAGCCCGGGAGACTGCATTTGCAATTAAATTAGTACAGGCCTGTACTGCTAGTTCCATATAAAAAGTTTCTGCAGCTAAACTACTCAAAACCATGTCAAGCTCTAGAGTGTTGCTAGTTTTATTAAATTGTTCTTTGAACCAGTCCCATATAATCAAATAATCACCTCCTGTAAATACTAATATGTATAAACTTCAAAATCCATAACATTGTTGTTCGGCTCTTGCAATTCTCCATCCTGAGTAAGTGCATGAACTAAGGCAAAAAAACCATCTGTTTTCCGGGTTTTAGGTTCTATTTTCAGATATGTGGTATTACCTTTTTGGTCTGTCTCAGTATATGTATTGTTCACATACCACCGCATAGTTGGGTTGTCCCCAAATACTAAAGTTTCTCCAGCAAATATCTGTTCCACTAAAGGGTGCACCTTAGCATGTGTAGCCGGCCCACTTCTTACAGTTTCCAGAGGCAAACCTTTTTCTTTGAACTCGCTTTCCAATAAACTAGATCTGTAACTATCACAACTAATCATTTTTATATTAAACTTTTTAGCCTTTTCTAAAAACCAATTTGAAATGTCACTTGCTGAAATTACATCTCTATTAATTATCGTTATTAATCCCTTATCCACCATTTCTTTAACTGGAAATTTAATTTGCCTGCTTTCTATTTCCAACGCTTTATGACAAACAAAAGTATGTTCGAGCCAATATCTTTTACCTTTGTATTTGAATAACAGTCCACAACTCGCAAAATCTGTAGTTCGAGCATAGTCAACAGCACCAATACACTCTAAATCTTCCAATTCTTCATAAGGTATCAATTGATTGGTAGCTTTTATTTTCTCCCAAGGGGCCACGACTGTAAAGTTATCTTCCGCCGGGAAGTTCATTCTCTTAGTGAGAAACTCTTGGGCTATATGTGGTTGATATTCCATCTTAACGGCTTCTTTTTTCATTTCCTTATATAATTCAGGGAAATGTTCAATGGAAGGGCAAGCCTTAATCCACATATCCTCATTTGCAGCTTCTTCTTTTTTATCTATTTTGTAGATTAATGGAAGAAAACCAAGCTCATTTATTTCTCTATCAAGAACCCGCTTCGCCATATCTTTATAATCATCCAGAACGCCACCACGAACATAGCCATCTGTAGTAATATAAAAAGTTCTAGCATGTTTCCTTTTGCCAAAACCAGAGGTAAAAACTTTTATATCCTCATAATCTTCAAAAGGATGTATTTCATCAAATATTAAACACCCTGTTCTTTTACCATCTTTAGTTTTAGCATTTGAGGTATTATATTGAATATAAGAATTAGTTTTAAGATTAGTTATTTTTTCTTTAGTCCAGTAATAAAAATGTTTTAGTTTGTCCTCGTGAGATTCAAGGATTCCGTGAACATCAAAAAAGGAGGTTTTGGCTTGGTCTTCATTATTGGCAACAATGTCAACATTGTAACCTTCGACTCCGTGATAATGAGTAGATAAGTAAAATATAAGTGCAGATATAAAGCCATTTTTGCCGTTTCCCCGGCCCATCATAATAAAGAATTCGTCAAAAACTATGTCATCATCAGATTTATAATAAGCATGTATTAATGCAATTATAAAAAGCTCCCAGTCCAGAAGCTTGTAACCAAAGTATTTTTCTATTATTTCAACTGCCTTGTCAATCATATCAGACTTAATAATTACATCAGGATCATCAAGTTTATTTTCTATATAATCCAGGGCCTGTTTTAACTCTTTACAGGCCGGAATTTCTTCTTCTCGAATTTTCTCCATGTAAGTATCAATATATTTGTGGTATTTGTAACCCACTACATCATCACCACCTCCTGACCAGGATTATTGGTTTACATTTCATCCGGGATATTTTTTTTGTCTTCGTGCTTGCTGGGTTTGAGGCCGAGGTGATCAAGTATTTTAAGCATCTGGGTATTGGTTTTGTGTAAGTTGGTCACTGAATCATTTTTACGATAACCGAATTGATTTTCGCCGTTTTGATAACGAATACTGACACCTTTTTCCTCTACATCTTCGATTAATTCATTCTTGATGTCCCAGAGGCTCATGTAATCTTCAACCAAGTCAACAAAGTATTCACCGTGGATCCCATCCTTCTCTAACTGGTCGAGCAAATCTTTTTTTATTTTATCTCTTTTTGGCATCCACCACACCCCCTACACCTCATGTGAAAAAAATTAAAATTTTTGTTTTGTCGTA